CATAAAAAGATTTTACCTCAAACAGTGGTTAAATACAATACTAACTAGGAAACAGATGAAAACATTTTATGATCGTAGATACCAACCCGTACCTATATGTTTGGTGTTACTAATTGGTGGGTTTCCCCTATGTGTGTGTGTAAAATAAGCAGGAAACAAAACCAATGTACCTTTTTTTGGTTTAATTCGCATAGCAGAGTATATAAATTCTAATTCACCACCTTCTTCAACATCATTTAAAAATAAACTCCAAACTAACATTCTATCAAGAGACATTTTACTAGCGTTTTCGTAGTGCCAGTTATGAAAGCCCCCACCTATTGGTGTTGTTTGAAATTTAAAACCTCTGAATGTAATATCGCCCATTGCATGTAAAGCTACAGTATAACTTTCAAGATACATATTATAGGCTTCTATTAAACAGTCTGCAAACAATTTATTATACTCTATCTTATCTAAGTTTTCCATAAAACTTAAAAAGGAAGGACCATCTACTTGTAAATCTCGCCTAAGATTATTATTTGTTATCCAAGCATTTCTCTCAAAATCATATTTTTCGTTATCTAAATTATTAATAATTTTACCACATATTTCAGATTCAACTGCATCTTCAATTGACAACACAAAATTCTGTGTATTTACATTTTTTTTCATAAAGGATTACCTTCACCATCCCTTAACTTATAGTTCTGTGATGTCCAACATTTAGGACATTTACCACAATACCATTGACCCGATATACAACGTCTAACTCGTTTTTTTAAATCCATTTCTAATGAGTCCCATGCTTCTTTTTTTGTTTTAAACCCATCTATATCTTTGCCGTTATAGTTTAATCTTGGTGTGCAGTACTCAGGAGGCATATTTATAAATTTAGTAGCACATTCCATCCACATTCCTAAATCTTTCCCATTTAAATAATCTTCTGTTCTATTATCTCTTTTCATAACAACCTTATTTGTATAAGAAAAATTTCCTGTCCACATTCTTTTTATATTATAATTGTTACAAAACATAGAGCCAAAAAAAGCACACCATTGTTGATCTGCTCCAAAATATTTATCAGTGTTTTTTTCATTTAAGCTTGTAAGTATAGATGCTTGAGAATATTCAAAACTTCCATACTTATTAGCTACATAATTTAAGACCTCATCTACAGCTCTGTTTTGAAAATCTAATTTATGTTGTTGAATTTCATCGTATCCCATTTGAATGTACAAAACTCTTACTTTTTTCTTTTGCTGTAAAAAATGTTTAAGTAAAATTGTACTATCAGGTCCTCCTGAAAACAATAATAATTCTGTATCGCTCAATTTTAATCCTTTGGATAGTTTGCAGATTTAAGAGTTGGCAAACTATTAGGTGCATCATGTAAGTATTCTCGAAGAGGCCCCGCTCCAAAATAATTCATATTTATTGTGATCCTATAAGGCACATCAGTAGGAGTTGAACTTGAATGAGGTGATGCAGAATTAAAAAGTAATAACCTATTTTCTATAGACTCTATTTCTGTGCCATCTGCCATATATGTAGGTGCGTTACAAGATGTAACATAAAATAATGCTCCTTGATGATGAAAGGAATAATCAATATGAGGAGCATGTATGTAAGGCTCACTGCCTTTTACATACAAGTTAGCTTTTATCCTAAATAAAGAATTTATAAAAATCTTAGAAGTTATACTTAAAAAAGGATCTAAGTATGCAGTTTCTGACCATTGTTCTCTAGCAGGTTTTTGATTATTTAGAATCTGAGTTGATAAATAAAAATCGTTGTTTGAAGTGTCATTAGAATTAATTTTACCACTTATTTGCCATCCTAAATTACTAGTGCAATAGCTTTTTAATAATCCAAATTCTTGGTATGGAAGAAAATTATCATAAACAGCATAATAAGGTTCTCCATAACTGACATGTTCTTTTGATTTTTGTAAAAATGTTTCTTTATTCATCCATATTTCCTTTTACTTAAAATTAGGCCCCATAACCCAACAAACTAAACTATATCTTGTACCTTTAGTAACTGGAACAACTGCATGTTTCATGTAAGACGGAAAGAAAATAGCCGTACCTTGTCCCATAGAACCTTCTACAACAAACTTTTCTTTGTCGTCTGGAAAGTCAAGAGTACCTCCTTCGTAATACTCAGGAGAGGTTAGTTGTATAGAGACAGATAACTTTCTTACAATTTGTTCATGTGATACGTCATCATACACACCATCTTGGTGAGGTGAATAAAACCCTTGATTTTTTTCATCATATTTAGTTATTTGAAAAGGTTCTGTATCAAGTAATTCAAAGTTATAAAATCGACTATTAACATTTGTTATTAATTCAAGAATTGGTTTAAATATATCCAGATGTTTAATAGATCCAATCAACCAAGATGTTTCGCTTTTTCTTATTTCAGGTTGATTACCACCCCTTGTATGTGATGGTGTAAAATTATTAGCTCTTTCAATAATTAAATTACACAAGTCAGAATTAATTGCATTTTTAGCTACTATTATGTTTCTTTTCATTAGGACACCATTGTATTGTAATATAAATTTTCTCTTCCATCATATTGATATTTTGGATAAAACTCACCTTCTTTTTCTATATAATGTAAAAAGACTTGTCTGTGCCAATCATAAGTTAAATCATGTCTCCAATGTGATTGATCACAACCTTTGTATATAACACCCTCTCCTACATTTAATTTAAAAGACTGTTCTTCTACATTAATTGACCACATGTCTTCTTTATGTGAAGCATCTATGCAAAGAGTTACACTTACTTCACAAGAAGGTCTATCTTTGTGAGGGGGACAATCTTGGTGTTTATAGTAAGTTCTCCAAAAAGAATAAGTTGGAAATAATTGTTTTCCATATGCTTCTTCTATTTTTGGTTTTAAAAATAATAATAAACTTTCAAACACTGGATCTGCATATATGCTTTTGGTACCAGCAAACATACCTCCGTCAGGCGTAGGAGACATACTTTTTTCCCAATGTGCCATGTGCATAGATAAACATCTAGCATGATCTTCATTTAAAAGTTTTAATTTATTATTATTATACATTGATTGTTAATATAATAGTTAAACAAAAAAATGTAAACTAAAATTTAATCTACAGAAAGTACTAAGACCAAGGAAAAGAAGCAGTGAAATTTCCATCAGAATCATTTGCACCTTTAGCCACAGCTCCATTTACTTTTTCAGAAAAAGAAATTTCATTTTCTAAGTTTGTTTTTATATTTGCTAAAATATCTGCATCCATTCTGTTTATTATCCAAGTCTCTACATTAGCTTTTGTAACACTACTATAAGCTGTAAAGCTACTATCAACACCATCAACATCCATATCTAAGTCAAATGATGAAGTAGCATTAATACTGCCTATTGTTTCACTCGTACCTTTTAATTCAGCTTCTACTCTTAATATAACATCTGAATAAGTAGTTCCACTTTTTGCTATATTTTTAGTATATAAAACTTTTATATCCCAACTATATGTTGCCATTATTCTGTACCTCCTGCGACTGTACCATTATTTGTAAAAGTTATACTGCTTGCTCCGTCAAGATAATTTCCTGCGGCTCCAACAGATCCTGCCGCTCCTCCAGCTTGTCCAGAACCAGTTGCGTCTGTTCCAGCTTGACCTGCTTGAGCAGCAGTACCAGCAGTTCCATAAGCACCTCCAGCTGCTCCATTTCCACCGTTTCCACCGTTTCCAGCTTGTCCAGTTGTACCAGAAGAACCACTTGCTCCAGCATCGGCTGCTGGTTGGTTTTGAAAACCTCTGCCTAAACCTCCAGCTCCTCCAGCAGCTCCAGCATGTCCTGCTACTTGAGTTTGTTGTGGAACTGATTGAGGAAAAGTTCTGTATATATTATAAGTAACTCTATTAGCGGTGGGTTGAAAACCACCTTCCATAGTTGCCACCCCTAAATTTCCAGAAGATACTTGAGGTCCTCTGGTATAGGTATAATTTCCTATAACTTTAGTTGTTGCATTAAAAGGACTAGTGTATGCATTTGCATTCGGAGCAGGACCATATTGTGCTCTACTAGTTGAAACTCCAGAAGGTATATTTGCTCCATTGGGTAGTCCATTTGGAGATATATTCCCATAAACCTGAAGTGC